TTTCAAGGCATCTACAAAGAATGGTGTGTATGTTAAGTAGTAATCACTATATTTTATGAATGCCGGAACACAAATGGTATTGAAGTGCATGCCTTCATACGGATATATCTCGTGGTCAAAGAATGCAGTTATAGTATTCAACTTACAATACATCTTTGCCAATTCAATCAGTCTTTCTCTATGTTCTGGTTTTCTTTTTTGAATACCATCAACATCGTAGATAAATTTGTTTAGATTCAAAACAACAATATCATAACCCTCTAACTTATTTTTCAATTCAGTTATTTCCATTTCGGAAATATCTATACAGTTCTGATATTCAGATTTGAAATTGTTTGTTTCACTTGGATTGAAATAAAATGTATCAACACTATCAAGTGATGATATATTTTTAGTGAATGTATGTATTCCCCTATAAACTGATAGGTCAATGATTGCTAATTGAGCTATTTTCACGAAACACCTAAACTTCCGGTTAAATGATTAAGAATTAGTTTTTCTATCAATCCACTCAATTTATATCCATTATCATGGCAATATTTTACCAATTCTTCTTTGAGTTGATTTCGTATTTGAATACTGGAGTATTTTGATTTTGCGTCCACAACATTCTCTAATGATTAAACATATACATATAAGTATGTAATAATTTTAGAAAACATTAGAAAATAGTAGATTTATTTTTAGAACGGTAAAGTATTTCTTTTTTCTTTCGGACAGAGTTCTTCTTTATTATTAAACTCACAGTATTTACAATTTGAATAATCACGACCAGCTTCTGGTGTTTGTATAACATCTAAACGATATTCACCTTCTTCTGTAAAGTTTGTTGTGATAAACTCTGCAATTTCTTTTTTAATATTGTTCTGCGAAACTTTGCCGTTGGATGGTTCAAATCTTTGAACTCTCTGTTTCATTGCTTCATATTCAGCATCTTCCATTATTTTACGGCGAAGAATTAAATACTCGATATGTATTTCTTCGGGACTAACACCGTATTGTTTTGCATAATATGTTTTGTAAAGTATCAACTGTGATGTTTTTACTTTATCTGTCTTTGCATATTTGTTCCAACCATTTGTGCTAGTTTTGAAATCATATATGTATATCTCACCGGTCTTTGTATTTCTGATTACCAAATCAAGAAACCCAACTAATCGTACCGTTGGATGACTTTCAAGTGGAACTATGTTTAGCGGAACTTCTATACCAACCAATTCATAATCTTTCTTTTGAAAGAAATCTGCACGATGTGCTTTAAACCATTGAAGAATTTGAACACCATCGGAATAGTATTCTTTCAACTCTTTATCATTTGAGAAATGAATACCCTTTGATTCTTCGAGTAATTTTTTATATTCACCACGAATACCAGTGTGTAACATTTCATCGAGGTCAAGTTTATTTGCCTCAACTATTGATTTCTCATAAATGTTTTTCACATACTCTTGTAACACTTCATGCATTACTGTTCCGAAAAGGGCAGCAGTTGATGGTTGAAATGTATAGTGTTTATCTATGTAATTGAGTTTCCATCTATTAGGACAGACTTTCCACATTTGATATTGTGAGAAAGATACTTTACGATTAGGCATTCATTTTTTTCACGGTTAATGGTACAAATAAATTTACGATTGGTAAACCACCGGTAACATAATAGACACCGATGAATTTTTGTTTTGCCATACGCAATAGTGAATCTATATTTAAAACATTATAGTTCATAGAATGTTTTATCATATTAAACACATCTTTATTTTTTGCTTCAAGAGAGTTTGGATTATTTACATATTCATTTACACTATCTGTTAAATTCAGTATATTGGATCCATTGACTTCACCAACATAAAGATTTTTAGTTTTAACCATCCTTTCAGTTTTGTTCAAGTCTGTATAATAAAATACTCTTGGAACATCTGAAATTTTGTAGTCATTATTTGTCCAAAAAGATTTATTTTTTATAGCAATTTGAGGATCAAGTATTACTGAATCACCCATTTCATTTTGTGTATAATGATATAACTTAACTGATCCAGAAAGTGTAATCTCCTCTTTAATCAAATCTTTAAGCTTCACCAATTTTCTCCCATTCAAATTCATTATTTCCAAAGTGGCCTTTCTTTGCCGTTTGTAAATAAATAGGAGTTTTTAATTTTAATCTTTCTATTATTTTACTTGGTGTCAAATCTTGTTCTGTTAAATTTCCAAGACCATATTCCTTTCCTGTTGTTGGATCGTAGATTCTATATGAAACTGGATATTCTTCTCCGATTGCATAAGCAAGTTGAACCTTAATCTTCTTTGCTTCTGGATTTTCATTCAGAGTTTTCTTGGCAATATATCTTGCCATATAAGCGGCACTTCTATCAACTTTACTTGGATCCTTTCCAGAGAAAGCACCACCACCAATCTCACAATCAGCACCATATTGATCAACAACAATCTTTCTACCAGTCAATCCACAATCCGAAATAGGTCCACCAATATTCCATTCACCGGCAGGATTGATAAAATATCTTGTATTTTTTGTGAACAAACTTCTAAGACTTGATGGTATTTCTCTGAATACTTCTGGTAGTATCATTGAATGAAACATAGTTTGTAATCTTTCCAAGTTGATTTTTTCACTATGACACATAGACATAACAACATTATCAACGGAAACGGCTCTACCATTTTCAAATACAATAGATACTTGACTCTTCATATCAGGACGAAGAATATCTTCATTCTTATAGTGATTTTTAACAAGTTTGTAAGCAACATCGATTAGTTTCTTTGCTAAGTAAATTGGTATTGGCATTCCATTTGGTGTTTCTCTTGTAGCGAATCCAAACATGATTCCTTGATCACCCGCAGTTGTGATTTCACCTTTATCAACTGCACCGTTTATTTCAGGTGATTGTGCACTCAAATTAAAATGTATGTTGCAGGTATAACCATTAAAACCAATTTCTTTTGTAGTATAACCAATATCACAAATAGTTTTACGAACTATTCCAGTCAAGTCCACTTTTGATAAAGAAGCAGTTGATGTTATTTCACCAGCAACATATACATCAGTATCTTTTACCATCACTTCACAGGCAACTTTTGAATTTGGATCCTTACTTAAATAAGCATCCAATACTGCATCTGAAATCTGGTCAGCAATTTTATCAGGATGACCAGGTGAAACATATTCCGAAGTCCATACATATTTACTCATTATTTACCCCACTTACCAGATTGAACAAGTTGTGCAATAATACCATATACAGAAATATCTTTGAATGTATCATCAAGACTTTCACCAACGGCATCTTTTGATCCAAACATAATCATTTGTTTGTATCGATTTATTTTATCATTTAATCTGAAAAACAAACCTTGTAGGGAAAGTTTACGGTCTTCCTCTCTTTCAAGGGAACTACCCATTGATATATTATCGGGTCCATAATTACTTTGTTTTGCACAAAACAATTCATATTGTGCCTGTTGAATACGCTTAAATTCCGCAGTCATAACAGGAAATTTCTTTTCCATTTCACCCACAACTTCTGATTGTTTCATACTTAAATCTCTTTCGGTAATTGCCATTTTAGTATTCCTCATTTTACAGTCTTTAATTGTTTTTCAAATTTTTTAATATCTGCTTCAGGTGTTCCATATTGTTTTAGTATATCAATCAATTCATCTGGATTTTCTTTTGCCAGATATTTGATATACCCATAAACTTCGTTCCTTCCCAATTCATAATGGTTACAAAATACCGATACCATTTCTGGTTCAATATCTATTTTGTTTTTACCTTTTATGTATTTGAGAAAGAACGATTTTTTTGGGAGGACATCATGTAAAAGTTTATAGTAATCCTTTGAAGATAGTATTCCATTTGAATATGTTTGAAACTCATTTATGGCTTCAACAAATTCAGGTTCCATTGAAAAGAAACGAGCAATCATATAGTTGCTCCAAGATTTTGTATCTTCTTCGGATAGTTCTTCCCATTTCGTTTTACGAATGGTAACACCTTTTATGTGATCAAATAAACTTTTTGCCATGATAGTCCTTAATCATTAAGTTGTTGTCTTTTACTTGGTAAAAATTCATCGTTAATATTTCCACATTCTAAACAAGCATAAGTTGGAATTGGAATAATACCTTCTTGTCCTGTTGGTGAAAGCAATGCAGAAATCTTTTTAAAGAATGTAACTTCGTGGAAAAATTTATTTCCACACTTTGAACAAGAAATATCACTTGCTTGATTCAAGTCAATGTTCACTTGTTGCTGTTGTTGTGGTACTTCACTACCACCATTGATGTCATAAATACCCATCATTTTCTCCTTTGTTCAATTTCCATAATAATTTGAATAAACATAGCCATGGCATTTATTTCATGGTCTACAACAAAACTGTCTTTGTATTGTGCTTCTGCAATAATCAAAATGATAGTTGAAACAAAACCATTGGCAAATGTATCAACATTATCATATAGATAACGAAACATCTGATTAAAGTCTCTGACATGATTATCAGCAAGTAACTGACGAATACCATCGAACTTTTCTTTTTTACTTTTACTTGATTTCAGAACATCTAAAATAGATGAAAGATAATTATGTTCTACCAAAGTTGTTTCATCCAATTTCAAAACACCACCGATAACACATCTTTGAGTTGTGTTAATCACACGGCGAATATCTGGATAAGATTGATTGATGATTGTTACAAGACTATCTTTCTCATACTTTACACTTTCACCATCAAGAATTTTTACAAGATGTGATGCAACTTCTTTCTTTGACGGTGGAACTATATTGAATATCTGACAACGAGACTGAATAGGATCGATAATCTTATCTACATAGTTACAAGTCAAAATGAAACGAGTTGTCTTACTGAATGTTTCGATAACATTACGAAGTGCTGCCTGAGCATTCGGTGTCATGTAATCACATTCATCAAGAATAATCAGCTTCAATCCACCGAAACCAATCGAAGAAGCAAACTGTTTGATTTTATCACGAACAGTATCTACCGAGTTTTCATCGGAAGCATTGATATAAATGTAGTTATCTTTTGCAATAGTATTTGCAACAATCTTAGCAAGTGTGGTTTTACCACTACCAGCATCACCATAGAGTAGTAAGTGAGGAACATCATTCGTGTCAATATACTGTTGAAATGTTGCCTTTACCGTATCATTGCCAACATAAGTGTCAAGTGTCTGTGGACGATACTTTTCATTCCAAATTGTGTGTGAGGGGTTAAACATAACATACCTTAATGATTGATAATTTCATATACTAATATACAAAATTTCTAGATAAGATCCAAAACATTTCTAAAAATAAAGGTTGGCATTAAATATAAAATAATGCCAACCTAATAATTTTATTGAATTATATTGTGTATAATTTAGCCATTGTATTCCTCATACTTAGGACCAAAATTAAAGCTATCTGCTTGTATATTTTTTAGTGCCCATTTTATTTCAGACTTTCCAATTTTATTGTTATTACTGGCCATAAAAGTTTCCTTGACAATTTTTGGGCCACCTTTGAATGAAGTAAGGAGGTTGAAAGAACAATCAAAAACACCATTAACGGTAGCTGGTGATCCTTCGAGTGATACCAGATTATTGTAATTACACATAAATGTTTTGCAAGATGATGGAGCACCTTTCAAAGATTTCAAAGAATTACCTGAAACATTATATCGCCCACCAACTTTTTTTGGACAACCTTCCAATGATATTAGTTTTGTATTATCGCTAATTTCAACATCACCATCAACAACTTCTGGTGCACCTTTCAATGATTTTATTTGAGTTCCCTGACACATAAAATCACCATGAACTATTTTCGGAGAACCCTCTAATGACAAAAGAGTGGAATTTTTACAAATAAAGTCTCCCTTTACTTCGCCAAATTTAACAAGAAGTTGTTTCATTCCTGTTTTTTCAAGATGTAATCCAACATTCACATCTACCGTTAAATCTGCATTTATTTTACAATATTTAAGAGGAATTGACATTTCTTTAAGAGCAACTTTCACTTCTTGTATTGTTGTTGGAAAACTTATCTCTTTTAATACTACATTCTCCGCAAATCCAGTTCTGAATTTGTCTTGAATGTTTCTACCTTCTTGTACCAGATCTTTCATCTTTATCATATTATACTCCGAAAAAAAATACTATTTGTATACCATATAAATATAATCTATTTTTGAAAAACAAAGATTGGCTCTCTTTTATACCCTGCACCCATGACGGCAGATAGTATCAGTTGTAGGGTATCGGTGTGAGTAAAGCCAACTAAGTTGGCATACTTTATAGTCATTTCTTCGAGGTCTTTATACTTTGGTGTGTTGGCTATGTTGATTAACATATAGCCACCTTTTTTAAGACCATGATAACAATTCCGAAATGTTCCTTGAAGAAATCCAGAACCCCAATCTTCTCTCGTTGGAAACTTATTGTATGACTGTGTTTCTTCATCTGCATATTTCTCTGTATCAAAATATGGTGGTGAAGTGAAACATAAGTCTAATGTTTCTGCCTCTGGAAGATAGTCCTCTGAACCCATCATGTTTAATTGAATATCTTTCCCAAGATAATCAAAGTCATCACGAAGTTTACAAAGTCCTTCAAATGTTTTCGTAGATGGTTCTGTTCCGATATAAGTTTTGATGTATGGTGATGCAAGAGCACCAACCAATCTTCCACCCCAACCACAAGACATATCCCACATTACACCATCACCACCAAAGTTTTTATAGATGACACCGGCTGCTGTTGGTCTGAAATTAGAAACACCTTGAACACCAGAATATATTTTAAGTGATTGACGCAAACGGTTTTCTTGAAAAGTACCACCCCAATGTTTTGATAACCATTTCAAACATTTACGAATAGTCATTTTGAATGTTTGGTCATTCAGAAAATTATCCATAGGAGACATTTTAGAATTGCCACACTTTACTTCCATTGCATGAGGAAAGTATGACCACGCCAATCGAAGTCCGTTCATGGTTTGAATTATATCACCGTCTTTGAAAATAGAATCATAATCAAACTGTTGAAGTTTTCTCATGTGTTCATGTTTTTCTTGTTCGGTGATTTTCATATACGGATAACCATGTTTGCGGTAATACTGAAAGATACAATCAAT